TGCAATGGTGAGTGATGGCCATGTTTCCATTGCCCATTTCTTGAGGCGCAGGTAGCCAGCAGGCTTACGTTTTTTACGGTTTGATTTGTAAGCCGGGTCGATGTCTTTGCGAAAGTTGTGGCGGTCAGTCCACGTCAGCAATACATCTTTTGAGTCAAACTTTTCTTGAAGGTTGGTGATCTCTTTGGTGAAGACCTTCTGGCCTTCAGAGAGATTGCCGATGATGACCGTCAGATCTTCATCTAGCTCCAGCTCCTCCTCGGCTGCTGCTGCACTTCTAAAGCAAAAGAAGTCAGCATCAATTCTGAGCTGGGGTGGTTTTAGTTTCACGGTAGGTAAGCGGGTGATCAGCTTTGGCCCAAAAGTTCTTCAGTTCGGGTGGGAATCGATTACGAATCCACTGCACTCGCCATTGCGTGATGTCGCCGGTCGGAATGACCAGCACTGGAATCACACCCTTTGCAACTCGGTTGGTATTGCCATGCCAACCAGTACCAGAAGGTCGAGCCAGCTTCACGTCAATGGAGTACACCCCACCGTCAAGGGCCAGGATTATGTCGGTCTTACCTGTGCAGTTGAGGTTCTTGTAAACCTCTGCGCCTTTCCAAGCAGCTAGCAGGCAGACCCAGTGTTCAGCAATATCGCCTAAGCGACTTGGGCAAGCCTTAGTGGCAGTCTGCCCAGGTAGCTCCGATTTGAGCTTCTGCGTCAAGCTCACATCTAAATTGGTAGAAATGTTCAACGTCTTTAATTGCTGCGGTAACGAGAAACGCAGCACGTTCCGCATCTTCAGGCTTAACGCTTAACTGCATTTCATCATGGATAAATAACAACGGGTAGTAATCAATCCCAGCCTCTTGCAGTAATTCGTTCGCACGGATCACCCAAGATTTTGTGATGCAACTACCAGCCGACTGACATAGGTAGTTTGTGGCTGCGTACTTTTTGCCTTGCAGTCGAATAGGACGACCGTCAAGACCTGTCAGTACATCAGACTCAGCTCGTTCAGCTAAAGCAGAAGTAAGAGCAGCGAATCCATCGAGGCCATCCATGATGGCTTTGCGGATACGTTTACCCTCTGCGGCTGCTTTATCTTTCGATGCCTTTGCAGTCAGGCCGATGCGATAATTCGATCCTCCATACAACATTGCGTATGTGACCGACTTCCCAATCGAGCGAGAAGTCTTGTAGATCTCGCACAGCTTTGTATGGATGTCGCCTTCGACAACTTCCTTAGCAAAAGCTCGAGAATCGTACCTAGCTAAATAGTGGCCTAAGACCCGAAGCTCGAGCGATTTTGCATCAGCTCCGACCATAACTCTTCCCTCACCAGGACCGAACAATGCTCGGTATTCAGGTGCAGAATTTGTCTGGGCAAGGTTGGGACGCATGTGGATATTTCTCCCCGTGTTTGTATTAAGAACACAGGAGTGATGGATGCGCCCATCTGTGACGAGTTTGAGCCAGGCGTTCTGGCCCTCACTCAGTTGACCAAGAGCTTTTTGTAATTCAAGGATGCGTGCAAATTGCATCGCCTCCTCAGTGCCGATCTCGGTCAAAGTCTTTTCATCGATCTTTGGTCTTCCCGTATCGGTCAGCTCATTAGGTTCCCACTGGCGGAATTGCTGGAAGGCCCAGGCAATGTGGGATCGACTCGTGGGATTGAACTCACGTAGCCGACAGAAGGTGGCACCTTTGACGTACCCCTTTGTTTTGTTGTCTCGTGCAGGTGTGAACTCGCCACCATCCACGTCACGAAACGTGTTCTTCATCGCATTTGCTTTCTGCTCCAGCTCCACCCGGAGAGTGCTCTCCAGCTTGTGTGCCTTCGCTGAGTCGAAAGGGATGCCTTTCTCCTCCTGCCACGCCATTATTTTGGCGAGCTGCATTTCTGTGTAGATGGGCTTTTTGTACTGCTCAAGCTTGGGCTCGAACACACGGCACAGCTCAACGTTGGCAGCCACATCAGCCACGCAATAGTCGAGCATCTGTGGTGTGTACGTTGACCAGTCACCATCGAGTGACTTGCCGTACTCAGACTTGTGCTGGCCCAGACGGTGCCCCCATGACTCCAGTGAATGTTTCCCGTACATGCTGGCTGGCATGGTCGGTGGTTTGGATCTGAAGTCACGTTGCAGCATGTCCTGAAAGAACAAGCGGCTTAGGATCAACGTGTCAAAAATCTTGCCTTCTGGTTTGAAAAATGGGTAGATCTTTTTGATGACTGGGTAGTCAAAGTTGATCAGGTTGTGGCCCCATACCTCTTCAGCTACAGCAAGGATGTTGACGCCTGTCGTCAGTGATTCATGCTGGCCGGTGTCGTCATACTTAAAGACTTCACCAGTGTCCAGATCTTGCATGACGATGCAGTGGATGGTGTCAGCGTTGTGTCTGAAACCATTGCACTCGATGTCAGCGCAAACCCTCATCGACCTTTCTCCATGTTGTGAATAGCAGTAAGGGCGGCTTCCCACCATTCTTTTTGGACTGCTGTGATGCCTACACGGCGAGCCATCTCATCCACGTTCCGATCGAGAACCAGAACAGTGGGGTAGATCTTGAGGTTGTAAGAAGCAACCAACGCGCTGTGATTTTCTTTTTGCATGACAACAACGTGTTGCCGATACTCAGGGTGTTTCTCGAGAACTTCCTCGAGGTAGCCGTGCGCCTCTTTACAAGGCCCACATTGATCTTTTTTGAAAAAGATAAGTCGATGCGGTTTAGAAGTCTCCGTAGTCATTGGATGAATTCGATGTTTGTATTTCTGTCAACCGTCCTGTATCTGGGCTGTACGAAAGAATCGCAGCATGTCCAGTTACTCCAGAGTGCCTGTTCTTGTGGACTGTGACTTGCGTGGTGTTTTCTCCTGATGTGATGTTGCGAGACAGTGAAATCACGCAATCTGCTAGCTGGGCTATGGACGCCGATCCGCGCAAGGCGTTCATTGATACGGCTTGGCCATCTTCAAAACCTTTGTCACCTTGTGGACGACGTAGGTGTGAAACCACAATTAGATTTATGCCAGTTTCAGCCACAAAGCTTCTTAATTTTGTCATGACCTTATCTATAAGGCGGCGCTCGTCTGTGGCATCGTTGTCGCTGAGCAGAATAGAAATGTGATCAAGGATCACGAATTTCACATCACAGTTCAGCACCATGAAGCGCACATCAGCTAGGAGAGAATCTGCATCAACTGAGCCGAAACCGTCGCGCAGATAACAGCGTCCGCTGCCAAGAGAAAGATCAAAAGCTTTACTAAATTCCTCATCAGGTATTTGGTTGTTTAAGTGCAAGGGTTTATTGGCAGCAACGCTCATGATCCGTAGACCTGCACGCTTCATTGATTCTTCAAGGGGGATGTATAAAACCTTGAACCCTTGTTCAATCAAGCTGTAGCAGATCTCACCACATGCACTTGATTTGCCCACACCTGAACCGGCTGTCAGAACGACACATTCAGATAGGCGTAGGCCCCCAGTTTTGTCGTTGACACCTGGCCATGGATAATCGGCGTCTTTGCCGTGGAGTGGTGATTTGACAAGATCGAAGATTGTGCGCCCGTCGATGAGTGATTTGGGCTGATACTTCTGCTTGTTCCAAATGGCTTGGCGTATAGCCTCAGCATCGTTGTTTGCCAAGGCTTCACAGGCATCCTTGTAGTTGGACAGCCGAGCGATGTAGCACTTAGTCATAGCCGAACAAGTAGGCACATTCTTCGGACGCCTCGATACCAGCGGCGTCGTTGTCAAACATGAGGATCACCTCATCAAACCTTTGCAGCCATTTGAGTTGGGCTGTCAGCGCTTTCTTAGCGCCCTTTGCACCATTCGGTACTGATACACAAGGCCAGTTGGGTCTCGCCTGCCACGTTGCGCAGCAGTCAAGTTCCCCTTCGCAAACAACCAGCGTCTTACCACCTCCGAAAAGATGCTGTCCAAAAAGTTGTTGATCCTCGTTCTTACCAACCCAACTGAACTCTTTGTTTTGCGAACGTTTCTTGTAAGCAACAAGGCGACCGTTCGAGGAATAGTACGGGAACTGGACGTGTTTGCCATCCGCCGAAATTTTGACGTTGTACTTGCGCAGGGTGTCCTCATGAAGTCCTCGTGTTTTGATGGGTGCATAAAAGCCGTCGTAATTAACGAACGCCTTTGGTGGTGCGGTGTCTTCAGGCATGAAGTCATCAGGTGGTGGTTGCCAATATCCGCAAGAGAAACAAAAGCGGTGCCCATCGGAATAGACCCCGCACGCATCACTTGAAGAACAGCGATTACACGGCTCGTGCCGCAGAAACTCACTCTCTGTTGATGACGCAATCATTGGATAAGTCAACGTAGTCCTGCATTACTTGGATGATCACGTTGAATGGATACCCGTCGTCTTCCAGACGGGCCACCTCCTCATCGATCTTGATAAAGATGTGGTCGATGTTGACAGTCATTGGAACCAGTCAGGTGGGATGTTTGGAAAAACGCACCACTTGAATCCGTGCTTGTCGCACCAATCTCCGTAGCGTGTCTTTGATTTTTTTGAGAGCGTATTGTTACGTTGAAATATGAATCGAACTTCTAAGTCCGGTTGTTGAGCTTGAAGTGCAAGGTGCTTACGCCTATCACTAGGCGGGAAGAAACCCTTTGACTCCAAGACCAAGCCTGATTGAGTAATAAAGTCAGGCTTGTATTTACAGCTCAGTTGATATTCCCACGATTC